GGCAAAAGCGGTTATAAAAAATAATATATAAATCAACGAGTAATTGATTTTATTTTATTCTCGCGATGGATGGGGATGAGTTTTTCGATTTGCGAAGTTAATCTGCCCTATACTATTACAAACTCCAATTGTTTATCAAAATAATTGCCCTGGTGATCTTGAAACAAAATTAGCTTATCTTTATTGTGGTACTGAAATAGATTTAGTTAAAAAAGAATTAACAAACCTTAAATTTTCAAATAAAGAAATTAAAAAAATTATATTCCTATTAGATTTAATGGATCGATATACTTCTTTTGAAAAAGAAGCAGCATACAATAACGCACTAAATGTATATAAACAATTTATAGCTTATATTAAAAATAACACATTAGATACTTATGAATATACTATGGAACAACTTATTAAATTATATTATGTTATTGGTTTTGATATCACAGACAAATTAGCAAAATATCATAATGAAATAGTTTTCGCAAGAAATGAAATGCAAATCAATGGAGATGATTTACTAGCTATTGGTATACCTAGTGGTCCAGAAATAAAGAAGATTCTTGACAAATGCTACCAAGCAATTCTTAATAATCCTAGTAATAACAATATTAGTATACTATTAAAACTAGCTTTATCAAATGATTTTGATATGTAATTTAAGCTAACCTAAGTATTGTTAATGTAGTTGTTGGAGATCTTGTACGTGCTCCATTAGGCGCAATAAATCCTAAAGCAGTGCTATTTCCTGGAGGATTTCTTATCTGTAACAAAGTATTAATTACTGTTGTAGTTATTATTGCTGTACCAATTATCTGAGCACTACCGCCGTCTGTATTTGCAGTAGTATGTGACTGAGCTAAATATCCACTACCAGAATTTAACCATATTTCAAGCTGCCCAGGTTGTTCCATTGCTGCTGACCAGTTAATAAGATAGGTTCCAATTGCTGGTAAAACAAAAGTATTTGTTAACACACCACTTCTAATAATGCCACCAGAATTCGGTCCTGTACCATTAAATGGAACGGCTGATCCTATTGCAATAGTAGGATCTCCTGCAGCATTATCGTGATAGAAAAAAGCAAAACCTAAATTAGCACCTATTGGTCCTGTAGGTCCCGTTAACCCAGTAGGACCCGTAGGACCAATAGGTCCAGTTGTACCTGTAGGTCCAGTCGATCCTGTTGGACCTGTTGCGCCTGTAGGTCCGGCTGTTCCTGTAGGTCCGGCTGATCCTGTTGATCCGGTTGAGCCTGTTGTACCTGTTGAGCCTGTTGTACCTGTTGATCCGGTTGGTCCAGTTGGTCCAGCAATTCCCATTGGTCCTGTATCTCCTGTAGAGCCTTGCGGTCCTGTATTCCCTGTAGTACCTGTATTGCCAATTGGTCCTGTATCACCTGTGTCTCCTTTTGGTCCAGTTGTTCCGCCTGAAGGTCCTGTAGCACCCGTATCACCTGTTGATCCTGTTGCACCTGTTGCTCCTGTAGGACCAGTAGGACCTGTTTGCCCGCCTGGTGATGGCATAGGTATAAATGGTATTGGACTAGAATATAATGATCTATCATATGGTTTTTCATATGATGATATTCTATTTGGTAAACAACATGGGTCTGGTTTGCAACATTTATTACTCATATAAAGATTCTTAATTATCAGTATATTATTATTACGAGCAATGTATATACTATAAATACAAAAAAGCCTCTAACAATTAAGTTAAAGGCTTTTAATTAATGATTTTGACTAAAAATTGTTATGTGATTATGAACCAACAACAACAGATTTTCTACCAGCTGCAACACCTCTTGGGTTAACGATTGCAATTCCGATTATCTCAGAAACAACCCAACCAAGTTTCAATTGTTTTGGCTCATCAGCAGGTAATACTTCAATGTCTTGTCTAATTGGCATAACACCAACGAACTCTGGATCTGCAGCACCATAGATGGTTCCTGGTGGAACGATCTTGGAGACCATAATGTCTGTTCCCCAGATATGTGCATATAGACCAGTTTGTAGAACTTCTCTCATGGTTACGGGATCGAAATCTCCACCACTTGTTCCTTGACCACCACCTGATCCCCACTTAAGGATATCAGTAAACTCGTTAATATTCATGAAATACTTGGTAGTTACCAAGTCCCAACGGTCGATTTGTTGTTTGATTTCAACAAGGTCTCTCTTCAAAAGTCCGGCATCAGCGATGTCAGTTAGTGTATTTTCAACGCTAGCTGCTGCATCTAAAGCTGCGAAAACGTTTGCATCTTCTTGAGCCATCATTTCTTGACGAGCCTTTTGAACAGCTCTATCAATTACGTTAAATCTACGACGTTTTACTTCAGCAATTCTAACGGTTGGGTTAGCATAGATTTCAAATTCAGGAACAACAACGCGATCACCGAATACTCTGGATTCTGGACCTGTACCGTTGCTAGAAATAACAACAGCAGCAACATCGATATCTCTATCGTAAGTAGGCATAGCACCTTGTGGAAGAGGATCAACAACTAATGCTCTACGTGCAATACCGTGATAGTCCAAGTTTCTACGAATTGGGTTAGCCATTGCTTGAGCTAAAGCAATTTTACCATCTTGGGTCATAATTGCGCGAGAAATAAGTTCATCGCGTTTTTCGTCACTTAATTGAGGTTGTCCAGCCATTCCCATATTGGAAGGGGTATTCTCTTCAAGAATCGCAGCATACTTAACAAGTGTTTGTAGGGCGTCTTTTAAAGACGAAGCATTCATCTGCCCTTGGTTACTAAACATATTCATAAAAATCTCCTAGAATTATTTGCCAGTCTTACCAGCATTATTTTTTATTTAAAAGAAAGGGGATTCCTTTTTACAGGAATGGGATTAAATCCCGTCTGCTCCCCGACAGACTTTAACAAACTATTTACTCAATTAGAATTGAGGATTGAAGTGGAAAATTGCGAAAGAGAATGTTCTAGCACCAGATAGAGCTGATACTAAATAGCTTGGAGTATTTACCAAGGAACCATTTGTCTCGAAGTCCACGAAATGTCCAACAACAACTGTATTACCACCTGCAGCAGTACTTCCAACTGGAGTTAATCTTCCACCAACAGTTGAGCTAGTTGGAACGAAAGTTAATTGAGCACCTGTATCAAGAGATGCATTAGTTGGGACTAAGCCGTCAGCAGCTTGGTCACAAGCTCCGTCTAAAGAAACAGCATAAAGACCTGGTTTATCCCAAAGAGTTACTTTGCCAGAACCTGTAGCAGTGTGAGGTCCAAGAACCGCACCAGTTGTATTTTGTCCAACTGTTCCACCAACAATAGATCCAAATAAAGTTCCATATCCTGTAATGCCTTCATCAGCTAACATCAATGGACGAACAGTAGTTGCCATGTTACGAGTAACAACAACTCTCTTGCCTGCAGCAGAGTTAACATAACCGTCAAATACATCATAAGATGCTTTGTCAGTTGCTGCGGTTGCAGTAACAGATTTGAAGCTAACAACTTCACCACCCATAAGGGTTAATATTTCTGTATCAAGTCCGTCAAATTGACCTAAAGGTTGAACACCTGGTTGTAAAAGTTTTAAAGCCATTTTATTTTCCTATAATCTTTAATTCTGCCGAATATAAAATCGACATCATTACACTTACACCTTAATCTTACTAAATCTATATTAGATATTTTCTTATGCCTATATTTTTTGTACTCTACCTACTAAAATTAACATATTATTATTTTATTTCAAATAATTACAATCGAAGAGATTCAAAATCTTGTTCTAATGCTTTAGCTTGTTCATCAATTGTTATTCTTGATGGTTTTATACTTGGCTTAACTGGAGATTTTGCTGATGAAGTTCCTGTTGGAGTTGTACCTGTAAATGGAACTCCAAAATCTGAAGTACTAGTAGTTGCAGCAGTATCTACTTGTTGTTTAGCATTCTTTTCAACTGATTCTGCTTCTTGTAACACTTTCAAAATATCACCAATTGATTTTTTATATGGAGCTATTGATCTATTAACATCATCAAAATCATCGGCAATAAATCCCCAGCCACCATGTAATATTTGTGTCCAATCAACAGCTTTTTCTAACCAACCTTTATCTTCAATTTGTCTTATCTTATAAGTTTCACTCTTAAAATTTTGTTCTATCTTATTTAAATAAGGTAAGAAATCATCCATTTCTTCTCTAAAGAACTTATATGCGTTTATAACAGTTTTGCTTTCTGGAGATTTAGCAAGATCTAATAATTCTTTACCTGTTCTAGCTTTTTCTAAACTTTTTATTATAGGCAAAATTCTTTGATAGTCACCATATCTTTTCTCAATTTCTTTTTTGAATTCTTGCATAGCAGTTATAAATTCTTGAGTATATTGACGACCAACTCCCCATGAAACACTAGCATTTAATAAATCATCAATTTCTGATATTAATTTTTCATGGTTCTTTTCAAAACCTTCATTTAATAAGCCAATATGTTGTTGAAGATAAATAGCGCCTAATATAGTTGGTACAGCAATTAATGAAGCTATAGTTAATGGCGCTAAACCAGCAGCTGCTAATGGTACTGCAGCAACTACCGTTCCATTTTTAGTTAAATTAACTTTTTTTTTTGCTGCAATAGCAGTCTGCTCTAAACATACATCTGCTAAAGTTCGTAATTCTGTTTGATTTCTATTATCTAAATCATTACCAATACGAACTAATGTTAAAAGTAATTGTTGTTCAGCATATTTTCTATTTATAATATGACCATCAGGAGTTCTTTGAACAATATTCATTATAATATTTTGACGTTCATTTAAATTCTCAACAAGACCATTTAACTTATCATATGATGGAGATACTACTACAGAATTTGGATGTGCGTCTTCAATAATATTTTTCTTATATTGCATATCTTTTGGAGTATCTGGTTTGACACCATATAATGCTTCAATTGCAGAAATATCTAAAGAATCCATACGTGGATTTTCTTCTAATTTTCTTTTGAGTTCTTCAGGTGAACCTTTAGAAATCAAACCTTTCTCCATTGCAATTTTAGCAAAATCGTCAAAAATGTCGCTATGTCTCATTATTCACTCACATCATGGGTAATTTATTATATGCATTCATATGCCATTGATTAAGGAGCTTTTTCTGCAACATCATCAATGAATAAGTCTACTATTTGTTTTTTTGTACGAAATATTCTTGGTAAAAATACAACCGAAGATCCTGCAGCAGTACGATTAAAAGATTCAATAGTACGAGCCACTTCAGTAAATGTAGGTGTAGATTTTATAAAATTTTCTAATCCATTTAACCCACTATATACTTCTTTAGCAAATTGAACTAACATATCACTTATTCCAGAATTATTATTTACAAATCCTTCTGCCCAAATATCTTCACTAGTATTATATTGTTTATTTTGATACGAAGAATTTACTTTAAATTTAGTTTGCTTTGCAACATATACAACTACTGGTGGAGGTTCTGATTTATGAAATAATGAAGAAAAAAAGTTTGATGCTGCTCCTGGTTTAGATCCTGCAGATCCTGGAGTTTCTTCTTTATCCTCAATTCCTAAAAACTTTTTAATTACATCTCCTGCAACCACAAATCCTGCTGAACCTAATAATATTTTAATGATTAAACTAAATAACTTTTTTAAAACATCAAGAAGTTTACCTTGCATTCCACTAGCCCAACCAGCAGTTTT